TCAGTTGCCCTCCCCACGCACACCGCCCTGCTGGCGGAGGAAGTTTGCCAGCAACTCGTGGCCCTGCTCGGTGAGGATGGACTCGGGATGGAACTGCACGCCCTCGACATTCAGGGTCTTGTGGCGTACACCCATGATCTCGTCGAGCGATCCGTCGGCATGTTGGGTCCAGGCGGTGATCTCCAGGCACTCCGGCAGGCTCTCTCGCTTCACCACCAGCGAGTGGTAGCGCGTCACCGTCAGGGGATTGGCCAGGCCGGCGAACACGCCGAGGTCCTTGTGGTGGATCGGGCTGGTCTTGCCATGCATCACCTGCCGCGCCCGCACCACTTCGCCGCCGAACGCCTGGCCGATGCTCTGGTGGCCAAGGCAGACACCGAGCAATGGCAGCTTGCCGGCGAAGCGCTCGATCACGGCCAGCGAGACGCCGGCCTCGTTGGGGGTGCAGGGACCGGGGGAAAGGACGATGCGCTCGGGCGCCAGGGCCTCGATCTGTTCCACGCTCAGTTCGTCGTTGCGCACCACCTTGACCTCGGCCTTGAGTTCGCCGAAGTACTGCACCAGGTTGTAGGTGAAGGAGTCGTAGTTATCGATCATCAGCAGCATGCTGGCTGTAACCTCTTGATTTCATTCCTATGCGAATCGCATCACCCGGCTTTCGCCACACCCGTTTCCCGGCGCGCTCGCGGAGGAAGGGAGAGTGGAACGTCGGCATTATGCCTGTGGAAAACGGGGGACGCAGGGAGACGTGACCGGCCAGGCCGGCGAAAAAGAAGTCAGGCGCGCCAGCGCCAACGGGCGAATGCCTTGATGAGGGAGGTGATGATGCTGCTGAGGTGGATCACGATAGCGGTCTCACGGAGCCATGTTGGGGAACATAGCCCAGTGGGGAGGATGGGTGCAACAGCGGGATGTCGGGAAGAGCGCCGGCCGGAGCGGCCGGCGCAGGGGATGCTACTGTCAAGACAGGCTTCGGGGTGGCGCTGAAGCCTGCTTACATGGCGGGCGGGTTCAAGGAAGTGGATATCGCCCCTTGATCTCTTCTATCTTGGCGATCCAGTCAGAGTAGTCCGGCTCGGTGCCGGCCTTGATAGCGTCGAACTCGGCCTCGGTCTTGAGCGGGTCACTCTCCAGGCGGTAGGCATTTGCCCGCGCCGCGGCTGCGGCATCGTACTCAGCCTGCAAGCGTTCGGCGGCCTGCTGCTCGGGGGTTCTCAGTTGGCTCCAGTCAATGTTCATTTCGGTAGCTCCACAGGTCCGTCAACTTCCACCAAAATTGGTTCAATCTCGGCGCGATAAGCAGTCAGAATGTCTGCTGTCACTTGGTGGATGTAGCGTACGAGAAGAAAGTTGCTTCGAACCTCCACCTCTTGCAGGGGGGTTATGTTGATGTATGCCTCCGGAGGCAAGTACCCACCCACTGCAAGTGGAGAAAAATCGAACTCTACGCCGTCGATAGTCAACCGCAATCCGTTTACAGAAACCGAGCTTACCCGTTCTTGGCCAGGCAATCCGACTTGCAGGTCGGGTTTTAGCAAGAACTTCATTAGCGCCATCTCCCTACCGCGTTGACAGAACAGTCGATGAAGTTCCCAGAAGCCCAGCCACTCGATACGTAAGTAGGGCGCATGACTCGTACGTTGCACGCGCTAACAGTAGTAGCAGCGACCAATACCGGACCGAGTTGCTGGAACTGCAATGGATTGATATCCGACTGCTGACCTTGAATTAAAGTAGCGGTGACATTCGGGGGTTCGAAAAAGCTCATGGGGAACGTGTACTGGCGGGTCAAGATGTCTACCGCGCTGAATTCCAGACGGAGCTTCGCGTAGATAATCTGAGTGCCGTCGGCGAAACGCAGACTGGTGCCCACGTTGATAGCCGTGGTCCCGTTCTGCTGCATGACCGCACCGTTCGGAACATTCGACCCGTCAACAGATACCGTACCTACAAGCTGCTTATCCGAGAGTAGCCGCACCCATGCGCTCCAGTTGCCGGAGAGCTTCCGGCGGAAGTACATGAGGTCAGAGGTTCGCGGAATGAGCATCTGCACGGCGGTGCTCACATCGTACGGATGGTGGTAGAGCATGGATCCGATAGGGTTGATACCGTCGACCCCCGGCGGCAAGTTCGCCCAAGGCGACGCTCCGATACCGTAGAACCCGCATTCGTTCGGGACATTATTGGCGTCGCTGACAGCCCGCAGATTGGACATCGACTTCGGCATGCCACCAATAAAGCTCAGGGCATTCTCAGCAGTCGCTGCGGCGTTGAGTCCCCGCCCCACCGCCGTCATTCCCATGTCCGCCTGCGCTTGCGTGCCGGTATTGGACAGGGCCCACGGCTTTATGCCCGCAAGGGTCGCCCCCCAGTCCATCGCGATCTGGTTGAAACGATCTGATAGGTCCTTGTCGTAGCCCAGGATCGGCGCCACTGCATAGGGCTGGCCGCTGGCGGTGCTGCCCTGGTAGTTGGGTTTGATCGAGATGACCGTCGAACTGGCGACGTTTGTGACCTCGTACCAACGACCATCGGGGCCACGAAATGCATCGCCGACCCGGGTATTGGACGAGAACTGTGTGCCAGTACCGGTAACGGTCGGGCTATTTGCGGTCACGGCAACGGTTCCGGCTGAGTACCACGCCATAGAGAGTCCTCCTGTTATGCAATGGCCAGAAGAGGCCATGGGAAAGGTATTCGTATTGCGTCTTGCCCAGGTCCGCCGATCTGAATATTAGTAGTCAGTTATATCGGCCAGGACAACTTGCGGCGCTACTGCACCAGGCTGTCGCATTGATGATCTTGATGAAGGAAATTTAAAAACCGCGACAAATGAAGTAGCCACTGACGATGCGCTTATCGAAAGACCTTCTCTTCTTGTAAACCAAGACCGAAAAGGCTCAGATGGGCCATCTACGATATCGGTCCTAGAGTAGGAGAGCATTGCAGCATACTGCCTCCCAGGCGGCAAGCTGAAACTTGATGTAATCCCTGAAGACGCCTGCAGAACATCTGATAGGCGCAAATACTTAGACCCGCTATCAAATCCAAGAGTTATGCCGTCAGGTTTATATATTTGAAGCCCAAACTCGCTTGACTGAGGTGGTGCATTATCAAAAACGTACACATCTGCATCAGTTCCAGAAAAAGAGTCTGCGACAAGTGTAAATCTCCAGAACCCGGAATACACTTCCTCCCTAGATGAAACCGTTACCGCTCCGCCGTACGTGTTCCCCATAAATAAAAGCGGGTCTTTTGCAAAAACTTCAAGAGCGCCAAAAGACCCAGCATCATAAGGAGCAGGCCTTCTTTGCCTAACACTAACAGTAGATTTACTTATCAATATTGGAGCATGATAATTATCGTCAAACTGTATTGTATTGTAGTCATTGAATATCTGCAGACCTGCCATAATTAGAAAATTCCATATACTATTTTTGCACTAACCCTTACTGTGTAAGAGTCTCCTCCGTAAAACCCCCAACTTAAAGCATTACCTGAAAACGTCACAGACGGCGGGATAACGTCCCCATATACGTTTGCACCTGTAAGCACGTAACAGAACGGATTTCCCAAGGAAAGATCAGGAACACTTATTGAGCCTGGCGATGTTCCAGACTCAACGCTACCAAGTATTGTTCCGATCCTCGTTGCTGCGTCAGTAATCAGGTTCCCATTTGCATCCCAAGTTTGAAGGCCAGCTGTCATATCACACCCATATTCCAAGCCTGACGCGTAATCGATTGTTGGAGTCGTAAACCTTGGCGGTTGCAGGAGCTGAGTGCAACACGGTTATTGAATTGACGCAGGAGCATCATATTGCATAGCCAAGGCTTTCTGCATCACTTCGCTCATGACTTCGATAGGACATTTGAAATCGAAGCGCTTACGTGGACGCATGTTCAGTTGAAACGCAATGGCATCCAGTTCTTCTTGGCTATGTACCGACAAGTCAGTGCCCTTGGGCAGGTACTGGCGGATCAGGCCATTAATGTTTTCGTTGCTGCCGCGCTGCCAAGGGCTGTGCGGGTCGCAGAAGTAGATCGCCACACCGGTTCTCTGGGTGATCTCGGCGTGCTGTGCCATTTCCCGGCCCTGGTCGTAGGTCATGCTCTTGCGCATCGCCAGCGGCATGTTATTGAGGGCGGCGCTGAAGCCCTCCATCGCCGAGGTCGCCGTCGCGTCGTTCATCTTCACCAGCATCAGGTAACCACTAGTGCGCTCCACCAGCGTACCTACAGACGAGGCGTTAGCCTTACCCTTAATAAGGTCGCCTTCCCAATGCCCCGGCATCAGCCGGTCTTCAACTTCCGGCGGGCGCAAGTGAATGCTGACCATCTCTGGAATCTGCCCGCGCCGATCCACACCGCCAAGGCGTGGTCTACGTGTCGTCTTGCCTTGGCGCAAACAAAGGATCAACTCCTTGCGCAGCTCACCGACGGGCAGGGCATAGATCGCGTTGTAGATCGTCTCGCGACAGACGTAGGCATCTCTAAGGCTGGGTATGTTCATACTGCGCAGCTTGCCGGCAATCTGCTCGGGAGACAAACGCTGGCGCAGCATATGGATCACCAGTTCAAAGCGCTCACTCCCTGGCAGCAGCTTTCGCATGGGCCGACAAGCCTGGCGGCGGGCCTTCATCCGCTGCTGAGCCACACGGGCCGAGTAGCTGCCAGCTGCATCTCGATTGCGGCGCATCTCCCGGCTGACCGTCGAAGGGGATCGGTTGATCAAGCAGGCAATCCTGCGCAAGCTGAGGCCTTGGGCATGACTAACTTGAATGGTGGCACGCTCTTCAACGCTGAGTTCGGAATAAGACATAGGGCAGCACCGTACCGGAAAGGTCAGGTGTTGCACTCAGTTTTTGCCGCCGCCCTTGAAAACAGAGTTTGTTATCTCAACTCTTCCTTGCCCTGCTACTGTTCCGTTTATTTCCAAGACTCCATTTTTCCCAAGTTTCCAGCCGCTCACGCCTTGCACGTAGTTATTCGACTGAATCACGTTGCCGATCTTCGCGTTGGTGATCGAGCCGTCCTGGATCATCGCGTTGTTGATGAACATCTGGCCGCCGACGATCGAAACCGGCGCCACGGTCTGCCCGCTGGAACTGTTGAACCAGAGGAACCGATCAGCCTGGAACGCCATGGTCGTCACACTCGTACCGCTGTCGAAGCCCAGTTGCCAGCCAGCGGCGTACTTCTGCCCGTTGGCATGCGCCTGGAGCTTCACGCTGTAGAGCGCCTTGACGTTGCCATCCAGCGAGGTAACCGCTTGAGAGGTGGTCTGGATGTTCGCCTCGTTGGTATCGGTGCGCGCGCTGACGGTATCCACCCGCTGCCCCAGGGCGCTGTCCGCGTTGGCACGGACGGTCTGTTCGGTGCTGATCGCCGAGGCGTTGCTCGCAACCTGGCCGGTGAGCTGATCCAGCCGCTGGACGGTTACAGCATTGTTCGACGCAACGACCGACTCGACGGTTGCGATCCTGCCTTCCGCCGTCCCGGTCCGCGCCTCCAACAAGCTGGTTCGCTTCGCCTGCGCTTCGTTCTCGTTCGCCCGCACGGTGACTTCGGTGGCAGCTCGAGCAATGGTGTCCCAGCCCTTCAGCGCATCCGCCTTCTCTCCGGTCGCCGGTTCCCCGCGGGCGGCAGCTTGCAGCACATCCAGATTCGATGCCGCTGCTTCGATCCTGCCGTCGAGTTCGCTGATTTCAGCGGTATGGCTCGCCACCTGCTGCGCCAGCCCGTTGGCAGTTTCCAGCGACTGGCCGATATCGGACCAGTAGGCCGCGTTCGGCGGCGCCGTCTTCGCCGGCACAGCCTTCAGTGCCTGGTACAACCGCTGCCCCTGTCGCACCATGTCGTTCTTCGCGTAGACCTTGGCCGGGTCGTACAGCAGAACGTCGGCGAGGTCGCCGACCTGCTTCTGCAAGCCCCCGATATCCACCTGCATCCGTTCGATATCGGAGAAGAACTGCTGGCCCAGCGCCGACTCGACGTACTCCTGGGTGATCAACTGGTTGTATTCGCTGGCGTCGCTGGAGCTGGTGCCGGTGACCCAGTTCGACCAGGCGCCGACGTTGCCGCTACGGTCGATCAAGCGACCGCGGAACGCCAGCCGTTCGCCGGCCGGTATCGGCGATACCAGGTGGGTATTGCCTGGGTAGGCGAACAGGCCCAGCGCCCGTGCGGTCTCCTCGCTGCCGCCGGGCGTGGCGGACTGCTGGATCTCGGTGTAGGCGGTGTCCGCTGCGCCGCTGGCCGGGAACCCCCACTCCAGGCCGATGCGCCAGGGGCCGGCCACGCAGCGCAGGTAGGCCAGCGCCGGCGGCGGCGTGGTCTTGCCCTCAAGAGCGGTCTCCACACTGCTGGCGTAGACCGAGCCGACCTCCATCACGTTCAAGGCGCGTACCCGCACCAGATAGCGACCGGCATAGATGCCCGGCACGTCGAAACCGAGCGCCGAGGTTCGCGGCACCCGCACCCAGTTGCCCGAGTCCTTGCGCCATTCGGCCTCGTAGGCCACCGCGTTCGGCGCGGCATCCCAGGAGGCCGACAGGCTGGTCACCGCCAACCCCTGGTCGACCTTGGTGAAAGCCTTGATCCGCACGTTCTGCGGCGGCGCCTGCACGCCCGGCGGAATGCTGGTGACCGGCGGCAGCTCGATGCGCGCACCGTTGTCGATGGCGTCGAACTTGCTCGCGTTGTGTTGCAGCGCGGTGATCTCGAAAAGATTGTCCTCCGGCCGGGTGATGCTCATGATGCGGAAGCGCTGGGTGGTCAGGCTGTTGCTCTGCAGCGCCCACTGCCCCTGGGGCCGAGGCGTCTCCGAATAGGCGGCGGTCACGGTCAGCACGCGGCCTACCACCGACTGGACGCTGCGCGCCTCGGCCTTGCCGTTCGGCAGGTTGACCAGCAGGCGATCGCCGGGTCGGGCCTCGACGTCGCGGTCGAGGGTCAGCGCGCGGCCATCCACCGCGCTCAGGCGTCCGCCGATCTGCTTGCCGGACTTGACCGGGTCGGCTACGGCGATGATCTTCCCCGGCGCCAGCCCACGGCCATCCATGCCGGTGCGGAAGGTCACCGCGTCCTGCTCCAGCTCCTCGGTCAGCAGCGCCCACTGGCCACGCCGCTGCGCCTCGCCCTCGGAGGTGCAGCCGATCGCGGTGATCTCCAACTGGCTGATGCCGTAGCGGCGCTGCGCGCGGTCATTGTTCACCGCTACCGGTTGGCTCTGGTAACCGTTGCCCGGATTGTCGTAGTTGACCAGGGCCAGGGTGTGGCGATCGCGCTGGCGGCTGCTGCTGTAGTTGAAGTGGCTGCCGTCGTCGCCACGCACGGTGTTCGACGGCGAGAAGGTGTAGGCCTCGTCCTCCGGCATGTCGGATACCGCCACCATTTCCGCGCCGGACCAGTAGGACATGCCGCGGAAGATCGCTGCCAGGTCGCGCAGCACGGTCCAGGCTTCGGCGCGACTCTGCAGGTACAGGTTGCAGCTGAAGCGCGGCTCCTGGCCGCCCTTGCCGTCGGGCACCGACTGGTCGCAGTACTGGGCGATGCGGTACAGCGACCACTTGTCGACCATGCTCGCGTCGATCCGCCGACCGAGGCCGAAGCGCTTGTGCAACACGATGTCGTACCAGTGCCAGGCCGGGTTGCTGGTCCAGGCCGACTTGAACGAGCCGTCCCAGGTGCCGCTGTAGCTACGGGTCTGCGGATCGTAGTTGCTCGGCACCCGCACCCGCCGGCCGCGCGCTTCCACCGATATCTGCGGAATGCTCTGGAACTGGCTGGCATCGAACTCGACGAACAGCAGCGCGGTGTTCGGGTAGCGCAGCTTGGCGTCGATCACCTCGGTGATCGCCTCGACCCGCATGGTGTCGGCGACGCGGTTGTTGTTCTGGTTCGGCGTCAGGCGGCGCACGCGCACCTGCCAGCCGCTCCGCGCCTCCGGCAGGTCGACACGGTGGGAGCGCTCGTAGCGGCTGGTGGACTTGTCGTCCAGCGAAGCCTTCAGCGCTTCCTGCCAGGCACCGCCGTCGACGGCGATGTCGATCGCGTAGTCGATGCGGTAGCCGACCACGTCACCGTTTTCCTGCTGGCGCTGGATGGCCGGCCAGGACAGGCGCAGGCGCACCGCCGAGAGCTGGGTGTTGTTCACCGCGCGGACCCAGGGCGCGTCACTCTTGAGTTCGACGCCGACCGCCAGTTCGTTTTCCACGGCGGGCACACCGGCAATGTGTTCCTGGTCCACCGAGCCCGGACGGAACTCCCAGGTCACTCCGGGGAAGTTCACCGAGCCGTCCGCCGCCAGCAACGGCGTATCGTCCAGGTAGATCGAACGGCCGTCGACGCCACCGTCGAACTCGCCTTCGCCCAGTGCCAGGAGAATCTTCGCCCGCGCGATCGAGCGCACCGAGTCCGGCATCTCCACCGGCTGGCGCGGCTTCTTGCTGCCACCCTTGTGGCCCGTGATGGTCTTGTTCATGACGTTCCTTCAGGCAAAAAAACGCCCGCGCATGGCGGGCCTGTTACGGCGTTGCCGGCTACAGCCGGTCCTCGGCATAGATGCCGGCGCTGATCACCGCGCCGCCAATGCGGCGCTTGCCGTAGAGCACGCCGACCGGATGGCCCTGGGCGATGGTGTTGACCGGGCCGCCGAAGGCATAGCTGGGGGCGTTCTCGGGGGCCTCTCGGCCCTTCAGGCCCTTGGGTTGGGGGCTGAGCATCTGCATGACGCCGCCGAGCATCATGCTGGCGCCGGCAGAGATCAGAAACGTGCTTGTCCCGAGCGTAAGACTCGTTGCGAAGACACCTACGGCAATGAGTGCAGCTCCTAATACCGTCTGAAACAATCCGGACTGCTTGCTCCCGATCACCAACGGCACGATGCGGATATCCTCGCGTCCGCGCATGTCCAGTTGCTCGCCGGACAGGTTGGTACGCCCACGGAACACGGCGAAGGTCAGCCCTTTCGATTCCGCCTCGCGCATGAACGTCTCGAATCCCTCCATGGTGTGCTTCAGGGCGCTCATCGCCTCGCGTACCGTGCCGCTTTCCAATAACCGGCCGTGCATGCGGCCGAAGCGCTTGCCCAGAACCCCGTATAGACGGATGGTGGTGAGGCCCTGACTCAGGGTGTCATTCATGGACCTGTTCCTCTCGTAAAGAGCCGATTCCGACGGCTCGCTTGAATATGTCGTTCACTGCGGCATCCGCGTGTGCCGCAAGACCAGGCGCGTGCGTTCGATCCAGGGTCCGCCGAACACGTCGCGGGTCGACAGCCGTCCGTACAGGTGGTGCAGCAGGAACGGTCCGTCGCCGCCGAGCGCCTGGACCGGCTCGCTGTCCAGACGCCAGTCATTGCCCAGGTAGATGCCCGCGTGGTTCGGGTGCAGCGCCCTCCCGACCTGCATCACCAGCATGTCGCCGCGGCGGATTCCGGCCAGCGGCACCGGCCGGAATCCAGCCGCCGCATAGTGCTGCTCGTAGAGGCTCTCGCCGGTTTCCCACCAACCGTCGCGGCGCGGATAGTCCGGAAGCTCCAGACCTGCCTCGCGGCGGTACCAGTCGCGACAGAGGCTCCAGCAGTCGAGCACGCCGTGGGCGAACTCGCGGCCGAGCAGCGGCGCCCGATAGCCCTCCGGCGCTAGATGCGCGACATCGCCTTCCGGCCAGGACAGGATCACCCAGGGCAGACCATGCAGTTCGCAACTGACCCGATCGGCCATGCTCGGCGTGGCCGGAACGTCCGGGTGGCTGTGGACGATGGCCAGGACCTCGCCCTGGTCCTCGGCGGCGCACCAGTCCTGGTGATCGATCACGAAGTGCTCGCTGGGCGATCCGGCTGCGTTGCGACAGGCCACGTAGCGGCGTTGACGCGCACCGCGAACGATCAGCCCGCAGCATTCGCGCGGATGCTCGCGGGCGGCGTGTGCGGCGATGGCCCGCTGCAAGCTGCGGCTCAGTTCCATGCTCACATCCTGACCAGGCCGGCGCCGGCGAAGCCGCCGTGGGACAGCGGGTTGTCCGCGCCGAAGCGCAGCTTGCAATCGCTGACCCGGCCGCCGCAGCGGTCCAGCGCCGGATCGTCCACCGGATTGCCGTCGGCATCGAACATCGCCGTACCGGTGTAGTTGCAGTCCTGCCCGCGGTACTCGTTGGTGATGCACCAGTGGCACAGCGAGGTGATCTGGCGCGCCGGGATCTGCTGGCCCTGGAAGTCCGGCGGAGCGGACAGCTCCCAGGTCACCTGGACGCTGTTCTCGGCGGTCTTCTGCTCGAGGAACCAGATGTTCAGGCGCTCCTGGGAGGGGTCGGCCTGCGGGTTGCCTTCGGCGAAGTTGGCCGCATCCAGGTAGTGCGCATAGGTCTCGCGCACGATCAGGCGCGCGCCTACCAGGCCATCGAAGAACAGGCAGAGCGCGCTGATGCTGCCGTCGATGTTGCCCACGCTAAGGGTCGGCGAACTGGCCCGGCCGTCACCGCGCTGCTCGAAGCCGCGCGCCTCCAGCGGCCAAGCTTGGTAGGCGTTGCCCTGCCAGTGGATCGGCCCCTGCTGCAGGTGGCCGTGGAAGCGCAGCATCTCGCCGCCGAACCCGGTGCAATCCAGGTCGAACAGGCGCACCAGCGCCCCAGGCTCGAGGGCCTGGTCATCGGCTGTGATGGTCATGCTTACCTCACGGATTGAAGACTTGCTGGAAGGTGGTGTTCAGGGTGAACACGCCGTTGCCGCGCGGCCGCAATTGCCAGCCCTGGGCGCGCACCCGTACCGGTTCGCCAGTGGGCAAGGTCCAGAGGAACGAGCGGTAGCCGCCGTGGCGCTTGAGGAAATCGCGGATCGGGCCGATCAGCGCGAGATCGCCGGTACGCGAAACCTGCCAGGTCTCGCTGAGGTTGTTCAGCCCGTCACCGAGCGCCTGGCTGTAGCCGCCGCCGTACTGCACCTGGCGTACCAGTTGGTTCGCCTGGCCGGCGGAATCGATCGAGATGTCCCAGGTAAAGCGTTCCAGATCAGCCATTCACCATCCTCCATACCAGGCCGCCGGGGCGCAGCTCCTGCGCCACCACGTTGCGCGCGGCATCGTTGATCATTCCCGCCAGCTGCTGTCCCGTACCGTCGTCGCCGCTGGCCGTCGCCGCGCCCTCGCGGCCGCCGCCCAGGCTGACGCTGGTGGAGAAATTGAAGACGTTGCCCCCCTCGCCGCCGCCGAGCGCGCGCACGCCGAGCACGCCATCGGAACCGCGACTCAGCGGCATGATGGCTTCCGGCCCACGCTCGCCGATCAGCGCCGGACGACCGCCGGCCATGCTGAACAGCGCCGGCGCGCTCTGGATGCCATCGTTGAAGGCACCGCCCCTGGCGAACCCAGGCATGCCTCCGGCGCGTTGCTTGCTGACCCAATTGGCCATGTCCGAGCCGGTATAGTCGGAAATCCGCGAGCCCGCCGTTGCGCCGCTACCGAAGAACCCGCTGACCGCACCGACGATGCCGCCGATGATCTGCAGCGTCGCCTGCCGCGCGGCGATCCGCGCCATATCCTGGATCACCGAGTCGGCGAAATCCTTGAACGACAGCTTGCCCGTGGTGGCAAAGGTGAACAGGGCGTTCTCCATATTGGTGAAGGCGTTGGTAAACAGCATGTCCATCATTCCCGAGACGTCCTGCGCCTGGTCGCGCAGGCTCGCCCAGGAGGCGTCCATCTGTTCGACCCAACTGCCCACCGGCTTGCCAGCGGCCGAAGCCCCTCCAGCCGAGACCTTGGAACCGTCCCCGGTCTGCCCGGAAGCAGTGGCCACCATCGCGCCGACATCCATCGCCGCTGCCGGCATTGGCGCGGCACCCTGGGCCGCGGGAGCGCCCGCTACCGCTTGTCCCGCAGCTGCGCGGGCCTTTTCCAGTAGCGAGGTATAGGGTTTCTGGCTGGCCAGTTGCGCCTCGGTGATGCCGGCCTTGCCATTCATCCAGCCGAACAATCCGTCCAGGGCGAGCATTGAAAGCTGCCGCGCGGCGATCCGGGCGACATCGTCGATCACCGTCTTGGCGAAGTTGCTCAAGGACAGCTTTCCGGTAGTGGCGAAATTGAACAGCGACTTCTCGAGCTTCTCCGACGCATTTCTGAACAGCTCGTCGGTCATCCCGGAGATATCCTGCAGCGGCGCGCGGTAGGCGCCCCAGACACTGTTCATCTGCAACAGCCACTGCTTGAAGACCTGCGACTGGAGCGACGGCTGTTCCTTCTCGTCGTCGCCGGCCTTCGCCTGTCCCTTGCCCGCCTTGTCGTCGACCTTGGTCTTCTCGGTACCGACGCTGGCGACCCAGCCAAACAGCCCGTCCAGCAGCATCAGCGTCATCTGCCGCGAGGCGAGGCGCGCGGCATCGGCGTAGGCGGCCTTGCCCACGTTGGCAAGCGACAGCTTGCCGGTCTCGCTGAGATTGAGCAGCGCCTTGTCGAGCTTGTCGGAAGAGTTCTTCAGTAGTGCTTCGTTGAGCTTGGACAGATCCTGGAGTGGTTCGCGATAGCTCTTCCAGGCTTCGCCCAGCTCCTTCTGCCGGGTCTTCCACTCGGCCAGTACCTTGTCCTGGGCGCTCTGCACAGGCTTCTTGGCCTGACCCGCCTGGCGACTGGTCCTGCCCAGCATGTCCAGCGCCTGGTCCAGCACGCTGCTGGCAATCAGCGCCGAACTGTCCAGGCTTTTGCCGATAGCCTTGCCAGCCTTTTCCGCGCGCGCCTCCATGGCACGCATTTTCTGATCGTTGATCCTGCCAACCTTGTCCATCCCGGCCCTGTACCCTTCGCTGCGAAGGACCAGGTCGAGCGTCAGGCTGCCGTCGGTATTCGTGGCCATGATTCATGTCTTCCAGAAAAAGACCCCGCCGCAGCGGGGTGGCCTGTCATGCCCATTGATCCATCGCCTGATGCAGCGAAAGGGGCTGGAGAGCCATATGCGGACGGAACGCGTCGGGATCGGCGTCCGCTCCCAGCGCATGCCCGAGCAACGCAGCGATCCGAGCCAGCGCAAGCTCCAGCCGGTGTCCCGGATGGAGCGAGCCGCGCTTGTTCAGATAGGCGACCCAGGCGCGGTACTCGGCGTAGCTGAGCCGCTCCTTGGCCTCGGCAATGGTCGACCCGCCGACGCCGTTCAGCACCAGCTCGTGCCAAACCTCGTCGGCGGGGGTCAGTTTTTTTCCGCGTCCTCGACCCGGTTGACCTCGCCGACCGCCTGCAGCAGCAGGAAGCCCAGCGCCGGGTCGAGGTCGTAGGCCTGTTCGTAGGTCAGGCTTTCCTCTCCCGTCTCGCCCAGGCGAATGCATTCGGCGAGGTAGCGCGCGTTGCGGCTCTGCTGGTCGCCTTCGGCGGAGAACAGGCGCTCCACCGCGCCAAAACTGTTGCGTCGGACGAACACCTGGAAGGTGTCGCTGACCGCCTTCTTCCTGCCGGCGGGAACGCGGGTCCAGCTAATCTCCTTGCGCACCAGCGCCGACTCGATGAAACCGCCCGCCGCACGAAGTTCGTTGAGATTCATCTACGCGCTCCTCAAGCCGACTTCGGCGTCCACTTGCCGGCGCCGGAACGCTGGATGGTGGCCTGGGTAGCGACCAGCGTGTTGCTGGCGAAATCGAAGGGGAAGTCGCTGACGTAGCCTTCGAAGGTGAACCAGGTGCGCGCCGGCGGCAGCACGAAATCGTCGCCTTCGGTGCTGACGGTCGGCTTTACGTCGATTCCGTCGGACCAGCCGATGGCCCACTTGACGCTCGTCTCGCCATCTTTCTCGGACAGCTGGAACAACCGAACGTGACTGGCCAGGCGTGGATCGGCGTTGATGCCGAGGGTCGCCTGGCCAGGGGTGCGCAGGCCTTTCTTGTACTTGCGCGAAGTGTCGCTCAGGCACGGGTCTTCGATCTGGTCGGCCGGATTGCCGCCCGGGTTGAACGAGGTCACGCCTTCGATCTCCAGGACGGTAGCGGCACCGGTACCGGATACCGGCGGAACCAGGGCGTAGATCTGGGTACCTTGAGTCAGGATGGACATGGAAAACTCTCCTTTATGCACATGAAAAGACCCGCACCAGGCGGGTCGTCTGGCCCCGTCCCCAGGACGGTCAGCCGTGGCGCGGTACGCGGTCGGCGAGGAGCCTCCACGTCCCGAGCCGTTGTCGGATGCAAACGAAAAAGCCCGGCACACGGGCCGGGCTCTGAGGTTGCAGGTGGCATCCCTGGGGGGACACACCTGTACAAGCATGACTACGTTGTACCGGCCGATTCCCGGCTCGACAACGCTGCGGAATCAATACACGGCAATATGCGCCGGACACACGTCCATCGACGTCCATATGCGCCCAGTGTCTCAGCGGCAGGCACGCAACGCCGCCTGCAATTCGAGTTCGTAGCCCTGCCGCTGGCGGCGCTCGGCGAGCAATGCGCGAACCTTGGCCTGCAGCGAATCGCCAGCCTGCAACGTGGCGCTGGCCCAGCTCGGCGGGCGCACGTCAGGTACACGGCAAGGCACTGCCAGGGGAACCTCGACGCGCACGGGGCGAGGTGTCGTCGGCGAGGCTGCGCAGCCCGCGAAAAGCAGACAAAGCCCCAGCAGGAGACGAGTCATAGTCCCAGCTCCCGGTCGATCGCCGCACCTGCCGCCTGGCAGTCCACACCAATGTCGGGTTCCTGGAGCAGACGCACGGCGGCGGCATACTGCTCCGCGGCCTGCGCCCTGGCCTCGCCGAGTGCCTGCTCGACGTCCTTCGCGCGCCTCTCGGCGCTCGCCCGCACCGCCGCCAGCGCGCGCTGCTGCTCATCGAGCAAAGCCTCGAGCTGGCCGCTGGCGACGCGGCTGGCAGTGAGTTGGCCCAGGGCCTCCTCCAGTTGCGGACGATAGTGGCGGGCAACCAGGCCGCCGCCGAGCAAGGCGCCGGCCAGCAGGACCAGCAACACGGCCGGCAGAAGCAGAGCGAGCCGGCTCATGACAGCACCGCCCTGGCCCGCTGCCACAACGCCAGGCGCTCCGCCTGGCCATTCAGGCCGCCGTTGATGCGGCGGGTGATGGCAGCGAACTCGCCGCGGTCGGCCAGCTCGTTGAGCCCGTGACCGGCCCACCACCAGGCGGCGCTGCGGGCCGCCGGCACGGGCTGCTCCAGGCGCCAGGGCTCGGCTTCCAGCGGCTCGCCGAGGGCCTCGCCGACCAACCGGTAGTTGGCACGCCCGGTGATTTGTAGCAAGCCACGCCCGCGGAAGCGCCAGCCATCGCCGGACGCTTCGTCGCCATTGCCGTTGCGCGTGGCGTAGGTGTTGTCGGCAATCGCCTGCGGATTGCGCGCCAGCCGCAAGGCCAACGCGTTGGGCTGCCCGTCGGGGCCGAGATAGCGGCTCGGCCAGGTCGCCGCCAAGCCTTGGGCACTGTAGTTGAGGTTCTCCACCAGCCGGGTCAACTGGCTGCTTTCGTGGCCGACCTGGGCGAGAAACGCGGCACGCCGCGCCGGTGTGTCGATCTCCCTCTCGTCCATGGCCCGTTGCAACGCCGCAACGAAAACGCCCGCGACGAGGCGGGCGTTGGGAAAAATGCGCAGCAATTGCTGCTCGGTCAGTTTCATCGATCCTCCTGGCACTTATGTCCGCTCATGCGGCTCCTCCTCGGGCAGCTCGCAAACCCCCAGGCGCCGGGCGGCCCAGCGTTCGTAGAGACCGACGGCGATCTCCGCGCCGGCCGCGGCGGTCAGGCTGCCCAGCGCCGCGGCGAACAGCAGCGCGGCGCCGCAAGCCAACGCCAGCAGCATCACCGCCACGCCGCAGACGATCGACGCGCCGGAGCGCAGCGCCAGGCGCCGCAACAAGGCCCAGCCGCCGAGACCGGCCTTGTCGGCACGCCACATCTCGCCGCTGACGCCGCCCAGCGCGGCGAGCAGGATCAGTACCCAGAGCGGCATTTCCGTCAGTGTCTGCGGTTCGTTGCCCATGGGTCCCTCCTTGGCAGGCAGCGCCGGGCACGTCCGCACGAACGTTTTCCCGGGCAATAAAAAACCCGGCGCCAGGGCCGGGTTCCGGTGCTTCACGAGTGCCTCCCTGGGGACGCACCTTTACAAGAATGACTACTTTTTACCGCCCGATTCCCAGCCCGGCAATGCCTTCTCGACAATCCACTGCAATAGGAGGGAGACGCACCACGATATGAGGGTGATATACCACCCTGGGAACCTTCGCCAGGCATCCGGGCAAGCGCATCCCCACTTCCGATATGGAAAAGCCCGGCATCGACTGACGAAAAGGATGGCTACGCCAGCCCGACCCCGCCTCTACCGTGCAGGGTCCGCTGCTGTGCATGGGGCTCGCCGCCTCCATGGGCGACAGGCATAAAAAAACCGGCCCGAAGGCCGGTTGGAAAATTCCAGGGGGGACCGGGATCCGGTCCAGGAACTCAGGCCGCCCGTCGCAGCAGGCCGTCCTGGATACCCTGGTGCGCCACATGCAGGCGCAGATAGAAGGTGTTGCGGCTGCAACCGCAGTGACGGTACTTCTGCTCGGGGAAGCTGTCGCGATTGAGATAGTGCTCCACCACCACGGTCTTCAGTTCCTCGGGTAGGCGATTTACCAGACGATCGACCTCCGCCACACGGTCGAGGATCACCCGGCTGCCACGGTGGCCGCGGACCACCTCGCCCTTGCTGGCGATCAGCATGGCGATCAGGTTGCCGCCGGCGTAGCCGCCTCCGTTGCTGCCTGGCGCGTGCATTTCCTCGGCCCAGAGCTTGAGCATTTCATCGATGGCTTTGATCACGGTCGTGTCTCCTTTCACTGCCCGCGAGGGCTCGGCATGAGGTCGGTTCAACGGCGCTCGTGGCGGTCCTGGCAGTCGATGCAGCGACTGCAACCCGGTGCCGCCCGGCGGCGCGCCTGGGGAATGGGCTCGCCGCAGTCCTCGCAGTCTTCCGCGGACTCGCGGATGGCCAGCGCCGGGCGCGCCGCCAGGAGGCCGTCGAGGCGAGCCAGGACCAGTTCGTTGGCGTGATCGGCAAGGTCAGCCATGGAAAGCCTCCCTGGCGTGCCCGACGCCCGACGGCCGAATGGATGGAACATGACAGATGCGCGGCGCCGGTTCGGCGACCTGCGTTCCTCTGCGCGGAAATGGCGAGTGCGTATCTCGCGACATGGCAATGACTCCCTGTACGACGCCGCCGTACCTGAAGCAGGTCGGCGACAGAATGAATGAGCGGGACGGAGCGTCTGCATGGACGGCGCTCCGGCCCTCCAGGTGCCGGAGCGCTTTCCCATGGCCCCGGCACCCAAGCAGTCGGCACCTGCATCGTCGGTCACCGACAACCGGGTGCGTCCCTGCACCCATGTGAAATCTCTGAAAGGCGGGTGGGAAGTTGTGGAACTCACCCCTTCCGCTTTCTGACGGAAGAGAAATTACAACCAAAGCTATTTATCGTCAACACCTAGGCTCTTTACAGAGAATCCATCGGTCTGTAGATTGCCGAACATGGACAAGAGCACCCAGATCCCGCCCGACAGCTTCGCCGCTCGCCTCAAGCAGGCCATGGCGATGCGCAACCTGAAGCAGGAAACCCTCGCCGAAGCGGCAGGGGTTTCGCAGAACACCATTCACAAGCTGACCTCGGGCAAGGCCCAGAGCACCCGCAAGCTGATCGAGATCGCGGCGGCCCTGGGCGTCTCGCCGGTCTGGCTGCAGACCGGCGAAGGCGCTCCAGCCGCGCGCAGTGCCGTGTCCGTGGCCGATGGCAGCCCATTGGTGCTGGAACCGCTGCATCCGTGGGACAGCGACACACCGCTGGACGAAGACGAAGTGGAACTGCCGCTGTACAAGGAAGTGGAGATGTCCGCCGGCGCCGGACGCACTGCGGTACGCGAGATAGAGGGGCGCAAGCTGCGTTTTTCCTATGCCACGCTGCGAGCCTCGGGCGTCGATCCGTCGGCGGCGATCTGCGCCCAACTCACCGGCAACAGCATGGAACCGCTGATCATGGATGGCTCCACCATCGGCGTGGACACCGCCACCACCCATATCACCGATGGCGAGATCTACGCCCTCGAACATGACGGCATGCTGCGGGTGAAGTTCGTCTATCGCCTGCCCGGCGGCGGCATTCGGCTGCGCAGCTTCAACCGCGAGGAATACCCGGACGAGGAGTACTCGCCGGAGGACATGCGCAGCCGCCAGATCAGCATGATCGGCTGGGTCTTCTGGTGGTCCACCGTACGCCACCGGCGCGCCCCGTCCCTGGTGCGGTGAGCGCCTGGCGCTCGCCCGCACTACAACTCCAGCTATTGCACAGAAAAACAACCTGAGCTATATTTCCTTCAACGACGCGTAGCCGCAGGAGGGAATACCGTGCAGCCAACCATCGCCCCTACCACTCCAATTCCACGCCAGGAAACCGTGGAATTGGTCTACCGCATCTTCGGCGACGTCCTGGTGCCGCTGGAGCAGGTCCGCGAACGCTGGTTTCGCAACCTGAACAAGGAAAACTTCAGCAAGGCCCTGGCATGCGGGCGGATCGCCCTGCCAGTGACGACCCTCGACGATAGCCACAAGGCCATGCAGTTCGTGGCCCTCGATCACCTCGCCGCCTACGTCGACCAGCGCGCGAACCAAGCCGGAAGCGCCCGTCGAGCACAGCCAGGCGCGGACAGCATCGCATCCTGA